GTGGGTGTCAAACGACATCCGCGACTATTGCAGCCGCGACGGGACCAACGGCTTCGAGTCGGCAACGCGGACGGAATACTACAGCGGTCCTGACGATGCGATCATCCAACTCCGCGAACGGCCCGTTACGTCGATTACCTCGGTGACGCAGACCTACGCGGGCGGGCAGAGCGTGGTACTCGAATCAAGCACGTACCGCGTCGATGCTGATTCGGGCCTGCTGTCGCGTATCGACGTTGCACGCAATCGGTTCGCGTCGTATAACGCAACGTACTTGGGGCAGGGTGGCGACTTCAAGCCGTCCCCGCGATTCGAGGAGGGCTGGAACAACTTCACGGTGGTCTATGTGGCGGGCTACGCGACCATCCCCGGAGCGTTGCAGAAGGCGTGCTGCCTGCTGGCGGACATGCTGTTCAACGGGCGTGGGCGTGACATGGCGGTACAGTCTGAAACCATCGGCCAGTATTCGTACACGCTCGCGGACCAGAAGCGGGTGGATGACATCCGCATGAGCCTGCTGCGTGGCTACGTGACGGGGGGTGCGTGATGGCATCTACCCCTTGGCACTTGCTGACGATGACGGCATCTTTGGACAACAAGACCTGGCTGACGGCGAATAGCGGCATCCCGTACGGGTCATTGCCACCAGATCCAATCGACATTGCATGTGCGATGCAGCCGACAAGTGCGGCGGACGGTCTGGTGTACGGGCGTGACACGACGACGCAGATGTTCGACCTGTTCCTGGCACCGACGACGACCGCAGGGGCCGCGTGGGACTGTTCGCCAGCTGATCAGATTTCCATCAATAGCGTGGTGTACCGCATCGAAGGGAAGCCGCAGGACATGTGCAGCATGGGCGTGCTGAAGAAGTTGGTAGTATCGAGGGACTTGAACTGATGAACGTGGGCAAGGTGACAATGACCGTTGACACGGCCAAGCTCAAAGCGAAACTCGAGCGGGCTGTCAATACGGGCGTGTACCGTGCGGCGTTGGTCTATGAGGCGTTCATCAAGGACAGTTTCACGAAGACCGCAGTTGGAACGCATTCCGCACCGGGACAGCCACCGGGAACGCAGACGGGCATGCTGCGGAACGGCATCCGTGCTACGCCAGCCAAGAACGGCAAGAGCATCATCACGACTTCCAAAGCCAAGTACGCCGCGATGATGGAGTTTGGCGGGACGATCCGGGCGAAGTCTGGCGGGTTCCTGCCGGTTCCTCTGAACGCGGAAGCCAAGCGACTCCAGAAGCGGACAGCGGGCGGGCTTCGCAACTCCGCAACCCCGATGCACATCCTCCGCACCAAGACCGGGCGACTGTTCCTCGTCAAGCATCTGACCCGCAAGTCAAAGAACGCCACCAAGCTCATCGGCTCGCAGATGATGTTCATCCTCAAAAAGTCCGTGACCATCGCGGCACGCCCGTACATGCGGCCCGCTGAACAGAACGCGGCCTTGTACGTCAAGGCTACCGATGCCTTCGAGGCGGCGGTCAAGGAAGTTCTGAGCAAGGGGGCAGCATGATCCTCGCACCGATCTATCAGGCGATCTACGACCGCATGAAGGCGGACACTGGCGCGGGTGGGCTCTACAACGGTGGGGCGTGGAATCTCATCACGGGCGGGGCGTATACCGTGTTTGCGGCACCTACGCCGATCACCGGGCCCTACCTGGTCTTCAGCGTGGCGATGCAGCAGCAGAACACGACAACGGGCGACGAGTTCCTTTGCACGGCAACGTTCAACCTCTACGACCGTTTGAATGAATCATCGCAGACGGCGTACATCGGCACATCGATCTTGCCAGCACTCGACCGCCTGCACGGCAATGCGGTTCTGGTGTCTGGCCGCGTTCCAACCTACGGGTTCAACCGGCATCGGCTGGTGTTGCCGACGAACGCCTATTCGGCTGTGGCGAGTACGTGCATCGTTGATGACAATGACGCAACGATTGTGAGCGAGAACGTGGTAATGGCGACGATGAAGATGACATTCAGGGTGTCGGCAATCGCCGCGAACCCGTAAGGAGTTGACCTATGGCAGACTGGCCGCTGACATCTGAACTTGGCAACCTGACTTGCACGGCGGGAAGTGGCGACCTGCTGTACCTGCTGGGAACATCGCTCCGCGTTGCGGCGGACGTTGCCACCTTGAACATCGAGAGCAACGAATACGACGCGACCACGCCGACAGGTTCCGCCGTCAACTTCATGACGATGAACGCCGGCCTGCGGTCTGCCACCATCGACTTCAACGGAATCTACCCGCGTGCCGCAAGCCCGCTTGGCATCACCTCGCTCATCACGTTCGCAGCCGGATACGTCAAGCACGTAACCGCGTTCAACATCAACATCGAGTTCGGAGAGTTCGACGCGACCGCTACGACGGGTGCCGTTGGCAACTGGCGTGCGTTCCGTCCCAAGGGCACTGGCCGATGGGGCGGGTCCTACACGTGCCTTGCGGACAATGCCACCCCGCCCACACTTCCAAGTTCAGCGGCATCGGCATCGGCGGTGACGTTCAAACTTGGCGAGGACGGCGTAGCCGATCCAACCCTGACCGGTTTCATCACGGCCCCGCGTTACACTCAGACCGTTCGCATTGGCGACGAGTCGCAGTTGGTGTACTCGTTCACGGGCTCGGGCGACCTGACGCAGACGGCGGGCACGGCTCTCCCCGGCCTGACGGCGGCATCTGGTGTGATTACCAAACCGGCTTGGGATCTGAACGGAGATGGAACAGCGGATAACACCTGCGTCCTGACCGTGGCATCTGGTCGCACCTACACCGGCCCGTTCTTCTGGACGCGGCTGAACCTCGCGTGGAAGATGGATGATGTCGTGCGGGTGTCTGGTACTCTCCGGGCGGCTGGTGCTATTACCGTGGCGTAAGGGGGCACAATGGCGACTCGCGGCAAAGACGGGTCTGTAGAGATTCAGGTAACTGGCGACACCTCCCCACTGGAGGCATCGGTCGCCGCTGCGAAGGCCAAGGTAGAAGCGGAAGGATCGACGGGCAAGGTTGGTGCGGCATCGACGCAGGCGGCTGCGGATGTGGCGAAGGTTGGGGTAGCGGCGACCGCATCGACCGAAGCACTGAATCAGATGGGGCAGGCTGGCGAGAAGGCCGTAGGTGCCGAGGCTCCGCTGCAAGGCGGTTTGAAGGGACTGAACAAGACCCTTGGAGATACGGTCGGGCAGGTTCAAGGGCTCATCGGAAAGTTCACAATCGTTGCCGGTGTCGCAACAGGCATGTACGCACTTGGACGGGCTATCCGCGAGTCGGTCGTTTCCGCACTCGAAACCGGCACAGAGAAGGCTGAGAAGTTCGCCGAGAGTCTGGACCTGTCCAAGAAGGCTGAATCAATCAAGTCGATTTCTGACGAAATCAACAAGTTGTCCGGCGAACTCACAGCACAGGAAACGAACCCGCTTGACCGTGCGGTAGGATTCTTCACCGGCACAAACCCGGAGAAGCTCAAAGAAGAAATCACGCGGCTGAACAAGTTGTCCCAGAGCCTGCGAGACAATGAGCAGGCCGCTCGTCGCCGAAAGGAACGCGACGATGAATCCAAGGCGTACCTTGAACTTCAGCAATCACGGATGAAGGCATCCGAGGAATATGACGACCTTGTACAGAAGTCGCTCGACAAAGAATCAGAAGCACGCGACAGCCAGATTGAGGACTTCCGCAAGTCCATGCAGGAACTTGGCGACGAGATGCAGAAGCAGGCCAAGCGGTCACAAGAGGCTTGGGTAGATTCGCTGCGTGCAATCCGCGAAGAATCCAACCGTGCGTTCAACACCGATCAGGCCGCAACGATGGTGCAGCTCGCTGGCAACCTTCGCACGACGGCCACCATTGCAACGGCCAACATGAACCGCATCGTTGTCGGGGGTGACGACTAATGGCATTGACCGCCTACGAACTTGGGTTGACCGGCAACAGCCAGTCCATCGACTTCAACAACAAGGGGTCCGCTACCCGTACGTTCGTGGTGGAAACGATCAGCCCGCAGGCCGCGTTGGCCGCTGACGGCGTGCCGACGATCAACAGCCAGCATCCGACACTTCCGGGCCTGATCCTTGACGCAATTACGGTTGAGCCGCAGGACACGGGTGTTTGCAACGTGGTCTGCAGGTACAGCAACAGCCGCCAGTTCGGCTCGACCCGCACGCCGAACAAGGATAATCCCCGCTGGTATCACTGGGGATGGGCATCACGGACGGTACAGATCGACATTCCGGTAGCAGTCAAGACCAAGGTCATCGCCAAGGACCAGTTTGGGAACGGCGACGAGCGGCTGGTTTGGCGGATCAGTCACAAGTACGTCAACGAAACCCGCATCATCCGCCCGCTGAACGTGCGGGTGAAGGTGCAGAATGTGCGGGATCTGGACATCATCGCCAAGCAGAAGGACCGTTTGCACGCGATGCCTGACGGAAAGTTGTACCACTTCGAAGGGGCGACGGTCAACCAGGTTGACGACAACGGCACCTACGACATTGCGTACATCTGGGAGCTGGATGAAGGAACGGACAAGTTCCCCGACTTCGAAACCGATAATGCTCGGTACTGCGTGCAGGTCACAAATGGTCAAGTGCCAGAAAGCCCGGACGCTGGCCCGATCTTCCGCAACCCCTACACCGTTTTCGTGGCCTATCAGATTGGCGACCCGTCAGAAACGATTCCAAACTGCGAGCTCAACGCACTCTATCCCGTTGACGAAACCGGCTGGACGAACCTGCCCGGAGCTAACCTGATCATCTAATGGCAAGCCCAAGACTCATCCTCGGTCGCATCGTTGCGGTTCAAGGCACCACGCCGGGGCCTGCCAGCGGCATCACGTACACGATTGCCTGCCATGACCCGCAGGTAGATGGCCCGTTCCGCGTGACGAACCAGCGGCCCATTCGTCGCTGGCCCGATTCGATTGACACGGTGGCGTTCGCGGTTGGGTCGATGGTGGTTGGCGTGACCGATGCGGCGATCCTGCAATGGCATTCGATGGAGATGCCGGACTTTGGGGCGTGTCCTGACAACTCGGGCAAGTCGAAACTGCTGGACATGATTCAGGAGGAAGTGCGATTGCTGCGGGATCTGGAGCCGCCCAATGCGTCTACGGCTGCTGGCACGGGCACGGACGCACCGGCAGGGCCTACACCGGGAGGGGCTGAGTAATGGCTATCAAGGTGGATGTTCTGTACCCGACCGGCACCGATGGGCAGGGGTTCAACCCTTCGACGGTCTATTCCGCGATCAACAGCGGGGCGACCTATGACGTTACGGGGTACTCGTCCATTGTCGTGCAGGTGGACTGCCCGGTAGATGCGGCGTTGGCTGGCACGCTGACGGTCCAGGCATCGCTGGACAACCACAACTGGTATGACTTCCCGGCTGCGGCGATTTCGTACACGACGGTGGGCCTGAAGCCAGCCATCAACGTGGAGGGGGTGCGGTTCGTCCGCGTGCAGTTCACAACCACCAGCGGCACGGTGGAGGTGATGCTGACCATCTGCGGGGTGGCGAATGTCTAACGTGCCTCCGCTGCCTCTGGGGGTGATTGGTTGGCCTAACGAGGTTCCGGGTGTCATCACGGAGCCGGGCGGCGGCGGGTCATTCACGGACACAATCACGTTTTACGCAGCGGCAACCAGCGGCGGCACGGTCAACGTCCTGAATACGGTGACTATTGTTGATGGGCTCATCACGA